TGTCTATCTATAAATATATCGAAATATTTTTTTACCTTATTACTTTTAACTTCTTAGTAGTATCCGAACCACCTACGTTAATTGTATAAGCTGAAATTGTCGGTGATGTGTCTAAGTTTTTATCAAAGTTTGGTGGATTAGATCCATCGTTTTGTGTTCCCTTGTAAATAAGGTTTGTTAACATATCTTTACTTGTTCCGACTTTAAAGTAATGATTAATTGGGTAAGTGATATTACCACTTCCATCCGATTTAAAGAAAAGTGTTCTACCTACCATTCTACCATCTTGAGTAGCATCATCACTACCAAAGAAAGAATTGTAAGTATATCCACTTCCACTATCTACATAATAACGATTTCCAAAATGTCTAAAGTTATCATGATGATTAAAAGGTTGTTTAGCGTTTGTGCCAGTTCTATCTTCATAAGTCCCACTTACAGGAAAAAACTCTTCGGTATCACCTATGCTTCTAAAGAAAAATCTACTTTCATAGTTGTAAGTATTGTAATTACCATCATTACCAGGATTACCAGATTTAAAAAAGGTATTATTTACACCGGTTCCACTATTTTTATAAAACTCGTTCTTAGAACCTAATAATAAATCAGTAAAATTATCCGGCTCTACGTTAAAAATAGTTTGATTAGAAGAATTTGATAAGTCTGTTACGTTTAAGGGAATAGAGGAATTAGAATGAACTTTGTCATTAAGATTAGCACTTACACTAACCTCATCATTTAAAACATCAATAGTTTTTTCTTTTAAGTTTTCATTAACTAAAGAAGATACGGAAAACTCGTTACTTGGAACATCAATAGATGCTTCATGTTTATTTTCATTAAAGTTTACACTAACAACTGGTTCGGTTAAGTTAGTAGAACCAATTACTTTGTTTGGATTGAGTTCAGTTTGTAAACTAGCTTTTTTTACCTTCGACCTAAATAAAACATCATTTTTAACTTCATAACCAAACTCAAGTTTTGTTTTTGCTGGTAGTAAAGTTCCTAATTTTTTTATAAATTGAGGATTATCTGTATGTTCTTCAATTGATGATAGATTACTGACAACATCAACTGATATTAATCTTTCTTCTATTAATTGTTTTCTTAAAGTTAAAAGGTCGTCATAAATACCATTATTATCATAGTCATCTAAATAATCATCTATTTCAAAATCAGCCATTGAATTTATTACTATAGAATCAATAGCATCTACATAAGAATAAGATTTACCAATTTTGTTTATCACTTGTACTTTAGGTTCATTTGTCCCAGCTTTAACTGGTTGTTTTAAAGTAGATATTTTTGAATCAAGACCACCAGTTGATTTTAAATCAGAACCTATTTTATATTGTTTATCACTCTTAACAGCATCCGTTCCTCTAACTTGAAAACTAAAGTTTTTAACAGTAGCTATACTACTTTTTACTGTATCTAAACTCGGTTGTGATGAAACAGATTTACTAAAGTTTTTAACTTTGTTTGGAGAAGAAATGTCTTTTATTGTTGAAGCATTTGGAGAATCATCTAATGGAAAATGATAAACTAAATTATCTCTAGCAGCAGTTGCCGTTCCAGCTACAACACTTTTATAATTCAATGTATGTTGTTTAAATTTGGACATACTAATTGGTGTATCCCAAGCTCTAACTTCAGCAATAGAACCTGTCATTTCTTCACCAACAAGAAAGTTATTTGATGTTTGTCCAGAAGCAGTTATAAAAGCTTTATTAGCATTTGTATCAAATGATGACATACTGATATGTTGAACATCTTTTATCTTATCACCATCTTTTCTACTAACAAGTAAACTATAAGATTGAGTTAATTCAGCAGATGTTGTTGCTATATCTTTTTGTAAAATTACATTAAAAAATTTATTATCATTTACATTGTCAATAAAATCAGTTGACATTGAAATAGCATTTGAAGCAATAGCACTTGCACCATTTGTACTATTGTTTAATCTAAATTCTATCTTACCTCTGGTAGTAGAAGAACCAGATGGTACAATTCTTAAATCCCAATTATCTTCAGAACCACTTGCTCTTAATAATTTTTGTTCATTGTTAGTCTTAGTAGTTTTAAACATAAACTCAACACCATTTGGTTGAGCGTCATTTGAATACCAATCTAATGCTAACTTATCTTCTTTTTTAGATAAATTCAAAGACCTAAGTTGTTCTTTCTTTTCTTTAAATGAAACATTACCCTTTACATTTTTTAATCCGTTATCTAAATCATTTTTAGCATTGTTAGTAACAATAGATGGATTGTGTTCATCAGAAGAACCACCATATTCAGTTAAATTAAATGAAGTGGTGTCATATCCGTAAAGATTTAATAATGTATTTATACTTTCTTGAGTTCCTTTTGTTTTGTAAATATACATTAAATTATTTAATATTTTTGTCCAAAGAGAAGCAATAGCTTTTTTATCACCGACCTCATCACCGCCAGTTCCTTGTAGATAGTTTTCTAAACTACCAGACATTGGGTTTTCTAAATCAAACCCAAGTGAGTTTCCAATAATAGGTAAAAGATTATCTGGCATACTATTTGGATTTTTATATCCTAACTTGTATATATTATGGTAGTTGTCAATGTAACTTCTTAATAAGTCAAATTGTTCAGATATCATATTTACAAAGTCACGAAGTGTTTTATGTTCTTCACCAGTTTGTAAAACTTCAGGTAAGTTGTTTACAAGAGAATGTATATTGTTAGCATCATAATCTTCAGCAATACTTTCCATTGTATTATACCAATCGTTCCATTCAGATGAACCAGCATAAGTTCCATTTGGTGGTCTGTATGTTTTTGAAAAAGGATGTATATTTGTTGGATTATTTTTTGTTAAAGTTACATCAGTAAATAATATGTCCTTACTTCCAGTCTGCTCAGCAAATATAGGAAATAAATCACCTTGTGGTAATATGGAAGCTGTTACAAAGTTTATTGAATTTATAGTACCATCTTGTTGTACTTGCGACGGAAACATATGTGGAACATACACACCAGAAATATCTATTATTGCTTGACCATTTGTTAAAGAATCTGATAATTGAGTGGAGCCAGAAAGAACTATCCAATGAGTTGAGTTTTCTTCAAAAGTTTCACTAACACCATCTATTATACTATCACTTGGTCTAAAAAAATTTTGTTGTGCTTTAAATATATATCGTCTGTAATTAGATCCAGTTACTTCAGGATTTAATATAGCAGAACCACTCCATGTATTAAATGGAACTTGTCTATCATTATTATATGGATATTCTCCTAATTGAGTATCACCTATCGTGTTGTATTTTTCATTAGCTAACCCACCACTAATGGTCAATGAGTATTTATTGTCAACATGATTAGTATCACCCTTAGCAATAAATGATAAATAAAAGAAATTATTAGAATTGTAAAAAGGTGGTTGTTCTACATTATACACATCAGTAAAAAGATGGATAAAACCATCTTCTTCTTTTTTATGTACTTTATCAAATCCACTTTGCCCTTGAATAGAGGTAAATGAATTATCTACATTATTATAAAAATTTGTTCCGGCTAAATTACCACCAACACCAGGTGCTGATGATGTGGAATAACTTTGACCGTCATTATACATAAAATGCTCATAATGAGTAAATTCACTTTCTATACCTTGTATTTGTTTAAATAAATCTTTTCTTTTTTCTAAAATATTATTAGTATCTGTAAATGTTAAAGATGAACTAACCTCTGTAAATAAAGTATCTAACCTAACTACTTTATTTTTAAAATTTTCTAATTTGGATTTAGCAGAACCAAAAAACACATGACCATCAAAAGTTTTATAATCTACATTTAAATTAAGGTCTTTTTGTAATCTGTTTACCTGCTCTACAATATTTTCACCAACAGATGCTGTTATCTCATTATAGTTAGTTGAAGAATCAGAAATTGCTGTTTCTGATGTAGCAAATGATGTATCAATATCTAAACCCAAACCAACTACAGAAAGTTGTTCTCTATCAATAAAGAAAATTGTTTCGGTCTGTGAAGATAAAAACTTGTTTGATATATTAAAATCAGTTGATAAAGTTTCTATATCAGTTGGTAAAGGTTGGTTTAATTTTAGTATTAAAGTTCTTTTATTACCAGTTACTTCATCAAAAGCATATCCATTAATAGGAATTAATCGACCTTGTGATATTTCCAAATAAGAATTAAATTGATATGGCTTTTCTTCCTCTTCATTTGGATCTTCATTCATGAAGTTTGATATTGAATCTCTTAATTCATTAGATATCTCAAAAGTTTCAGCAGTTATCCTAACTTCTTTTCTACTTGGAGATACTTGTGATATATGAAAAAGACTAGCTTGAGGAAATCTTTTTAAAAAATCAAACTGAACATTATAGTTATCTTCTATAAAATTATTTCTATCTAAGTATTCATTTGGTTTCAAAAATAATTCATCATCTTTTACATAGAAATCAATATTTTCTTGTAAGTCACCGCTGCTATCAAAAAAACCATTATCACCAAATACTGATATTTTTATTACACCATCAGTTAGGTTATCATAAGTAAATGTATAATCACTATTATCAGATATTAGTTGTAAGGTATCGTTATTATATGGTTGTAATATTTCCATTAAAATGCTTGTTTTTCATTATCTGTTTCTAAAAGAGGAGTTATCATTACACCTTCTTTTTGTATCCCACTTCCTTCTGGCTGATTAACTTTATAGTCGCCAATTAAAATTCCTATCTCCTCTGAACCAGCTTGATTTTGTATTGCTGAGTATTCAGAGTTTGATGGATTTAAATCAACAACACACTTATCATCTCTTATAAATATGTCGGTTGCTAAACTATTGATAGGTAAACTTCCTGATCCTTGGTTTATCCATTCTAATTTATTAGCTCCTATAAAATCATAAATATCTTTTGGTTCTGTAAATACTCTTGTTTGTCCTAAATCTAATTGACCAGGCTGTTTTCCTAAAGAACCATTATTTATTTTTTTTATATAATCCCTAGATGATACTCTTTCTAAGTAATCATCTTGTATAAAATTATCATCTTTTACAATTTTAGAAACTGAATTGTGGTATTTTGATTCATCATCAAACCCACCTATAATCGCTTGGTTATCTTGTATTGGTATTATATTAAAATTACCAGCGCCAAATATTGAAAAATCTCTAGTTGAAAGTAAACCATCGTTGATAACAATATTTTTAGTCACTAAATAAGTTTCTGTAATATAAGTATTTGATTCATTATATCGATATACTACTATCTTTATACTTTTAACTCCAGGAGTAAGATATATATGTTTATCCATAACACCAAATTTTTTGGAATTAGTAAGTATCTCTTGATTATATCTTAAAATACCCCAATCATTAGGTTGTGGATATTCTTCGGCGTTATAAAAATTAAAAAAATATGTATTTTCTATTTGCACATCAGTTAATAAAGTTTTTTCATCACCCCATTGGATAACTTGATACCTGTAGATAGCGTTTGTTACATTAGGGGATATTGCAATATTAAAATCATATTCTGATTCTTCATCATAAGCTCTCGAAATTATTCTAAACGGATCTATAGATAAACTATCATCTGCTAAATTTCTAATAACATTATTAGCTGTTATATTTTCATCTACATCCTCACTTACAAATATATTCATATCCAATGTAATTGGTAATGGATATGATGTACTTAGATAATCATTACCACTATAATATAATAAATCTTTTTTAAGTTCATTATCTGTGACGCATTTTACTTCAAAATCAACTTCGTTTAATTCAAGAGAAGTATCAGGTAATGATAATACACCATTGTATTTAAATAGTGGTGCACCGAAGCTATTGAAAATTTGAGCTGGAACTGACGGCGCTAAAAACCCACCGAAAGCAAATTCAAGAAAATTATCTTCTGAAAATATCTGATTTGAAATTTCAGGTGAATTGGTATTTCCAAGTTCAACAGGTAAAGGTAATTTTACTGAATCAGAAGCCTGTCCATATGGAAGTATAGGTAAATATAGTATTACATCCATTGGTAAATCTGGAACTTTTACTCTAAAAAATCTTGGAAATATAATTTCGTGAGTTGGTTTAAAATCATTTATATCATCAGCATCATCACGATTAAAGAAAGTACCTCCAAACCCTTCATCTAACTTACCATCAGCACCATAATCACCAGGTCCATATCCGTTATATACATTCATATCTCTTATATAAACCAAGTCTTTCATTTTAGCTAATAATGCATCATCAAACTCAAAAATATAAGGCGTTGAAGGATTATTATCGTTTCTTTCTTTTATGTAAGCATAACCGTCATCAAAATTTATTTGTTTTGCTAGTGTATTATTTAAATTTTCTAACAATGTTTGTTCATCTGTTAAATTAAAAGATTCTATATCAGAATTTGCATAATATTTATATATTTGCTTTTGTCTTTCTTCAGCCGGAGTGTTATTAAAGCCAGAATTAGATAGTGTGTATGGTAATCCACGCCCCATTTCCATGGCGTTCCAAAATACATTTCTATTAGTTCCAAAAATATCACTTTTATACACATCACTAAATGAATATTTATTAAATTGTGAATTTCTAGTAGCCTTAACGTAATAAGAACCAAATGAGCGTGTTCCAAGCCTGATTGGACCAGAGTGGAATTCATTTGCGTCACCAACTGGTAAAGCTATTCTTTGGTCATAATAGTTTTCTGCTTCAGTTATACCCGATAAGTTAGAAAACATCATGTTAGCATCCCATTGTATTTGAACCGGTCTTCCTCTTGGATCCTCTTCAATTACATTTTCATCAGATACATTTGAAACTAATAACTTACTATTTTTTCTAATGGAGTTCCAATTACCTAATGAAAATTTTTCTAAATTAACATCAGTTAAACCAAGCTCCTTATCAGTACCATTGGGGTATATTCCTGATTTTTTTACTGATGGATAATTATTTTTTTTAGTTGCCATTAGAATGCCTGTTCATCTTTGTTTTTTTCAATACCATCCGGTATAATTAAAGTATTTACTTCTAATCTAAAATCTATATCAAGAGATATTTTAAAATCTTGATTATATTCAATTTTATTTAGATTTGTTTTATCAATTAAATCATCCGCTGTTGTTTGGTCAAAGTCTACATTTAATATTAAGTTATCATCAGCTTCTTCTAAATCTGTTATTGGTGCTGTATTAGTTCCATATGAGTTTTCTATATTTATATCTTCTATAAAAATACCATACATATTTAATTTAGGTAGATTTGGGTAATAATAATTATCATCCCATATCTGTTCATCGTCTTGATTTATAATTACTTCTTTATATAAAGTTCTTGGAGTTCTTGAACCACTTATAGGATTGTCACCATTTTCTATTGTAATTCCACTTTTATTTAAAAAGGTATAATTACTTGGTATTATATTATCCCAATAAATAGATTGATTTGGCACATCACTATCATCACTTTCAAAACCCAACTGCTCCCACATTGGTTTTACACCCTTATAAATTTTGGTTGTGGCTAAGTCAAAGTTATTTAAGCCAGTACCCTCAAATGTATTCTGATAGTTTTTATTTATAAATCCGTTGTGTATTTTAGCCATGATTAACCTTGTGGGAATTTTCCACCACCATCATTTCCATCGTCATCTACTTGTTGAAAATATCCTTCGATTATAATCGGAATGTTAGGATCATAATTTGTTGCCGAATATTCAATAGTTATTGTTTTTACACTCTCATCCCAATCAGAAACATTAATAAAATCACTTTGTAAAAGCAAGCTATTATGTTCAGCATTGTAAATATTAACTATGTATTCACGACCTTGTTTAATTTCCCATCTTACAAAAGATTGGGTGTAGGTAACACCTTCCAATTCAAATTGTTCATTTGGTCTTGCCTCAATAATTCGTTGAAACAGTTCTATTTCACTATCCTGATAAGGATGACCTGGTTCAATATATTCAATTACATTATCCATTAGGATAAAGTTAGTAGGTCCTACAAGACCAAGAGAACTTTGATTTGGTATCCCATTAACACCTGTATATGGTGCACCAGAAACTTGCACTGGTTGAGGTTCTCGTGGATACTCAATGGTGCCATCATATTCTACGTTATACTCATATTCATCTTCGTCTTTTGAAGCGTATTCTGGTATCTTTAAATCCTGTCCTATTACATCTACTACTTGAGAACCACCGTCACCACCTGTTCCGCCTGAATCACCATCTCCTGTTCCGTCTGAATCACCATCTCCTGTTCCGCCTGAATCGGTAGTGGATTCATACCATATAGCATTAACTACTTTGTCATTAAAATTAACAGAACTGGCTATTTCTAATGCTCTTATTGCTATTGTAGAATCGGTAAGGTTATTTGCATTAGTTCCCCAATCACCAAGATCAACAAAATTACCAGGTAATAAAGAATTACGAGGTGTATTTACTTTAGCCCACTCAATACCAGCTGGTATATTCCATTTTTGAAAAACTCCAGCTCCATTTACTTCAACTTGACTTAATATAAACCAATTATGATAATCTTCACTATCAGCAAAAAAAGCTCCGTTTAATACACCATAGTTTATTTCTGGATAAAAATTATTAATGGAAGCATTAGTTGTTACTAACGCATCCACAACATAATAACCATCACCATCAATATCACCTCCTTGTACAACAACACCACCAGCAAATCCTGTATCAGAACCTTCATTATCTGTTATTATTTTATAAGAATAACTACAACTTCCATCTGATTGGATAGTAGCTTCTGAATTATAAGTGTCAGCATTTGAATCCATACAACCATAAATTATAGTTTCTGTTATAATATTTTCGGTAGTATCATATATCTCTTGTGAATAAGATGAATAAATGGTATCAAACAATGATATACTATCATTAGAAATTTTGTTTAAAAAATTAAAAAGATTAATTTTATCTAAAAGATTTAATTTTTCTATATTTTCAACTGACGCTCTACTTGTGTTAAAATCTAAGGGATTTATTCCTAAAATATTCGTAGCTGATTTTACTAATACGGAATTATTAGTTATCCCACCGATAGTAGCAAAGTTATCATAATCATATAAATTAAGTTCATAATTTTTAGATGGGTTTAATAATATATTTGTTTCAAATTTTTCATAAGCATCTATGTTTTCCCCCTTATAGCTAGCGTAAATAACACCGCTTATAGTATAAAAACCAGGTTTTTCATATGTATGATCTAATAAAGTAGTTCCCTCTAATAATTTAGGCTCACCCGTATATTCTAGTGGAGATCCATCACCCCAATTTAATTTAAATAAATAAAATCCAGTTTCTTCTGGTCCTTCAGCATAAGCAGTAAATCTATTTTTACCATTAGAAGCTGTTTTTAATCCCCTTGAAGAAAATAAATCTATGTTACCACTTTCAAGTCTACCATCACCTCTAGGATATAAGTAATATTTAATCTTACCTTCTGTTGCTAAATAATGTTCAGTTGAATTTATTTTCTTATCCCAATATCTATCAACTCTAATTATTTCATCGCCGTCATTTGGATTAGTTACAAATGGTAATGCATCTATTGAATAGTCATAAGTTGATGAATTAGATTTATTTTTTACGTCAACTATCTCATCACCATTACCGCCCATTCTAATAACAGAATCAACTGTTTTTTTATCATCGGTTAAATAAGGTTGAAATGTGGATTCATTAAAATTTATATCTTCCCAAAATCCCCTATTGTTTAAAGTAAATGTTCCAAGTTTTATTCTACCATCCATATCATCTACTATTTCTGTAGAATCGTTATTTACAAGAGGGTTTCTATATAAAACATCTATTCCTTGTTCAGGTTGAAATACTCTAAGAATTTCGTTTAGTTCATTACCTTCAGTATATGGTCCTACTGATTGTTCTGCTTGATTAAAAAGCCCTTCTATGGATGTAAACTTTGGCATTAATAGTTACCACCACCCGCACCAAAGTTTATTATATCATCAGGAGTATTTGTAGCTACCGGTTCACTACTTTCTTCTTCAGTTTCTACTGCTACCCATGTAATAGATACACCATTCCAACTCCATTGTCCTTGTGGACTTAAAGTACCTGTCATAGGATTTGTCATTGGATTAAATCCATTAGGAGCACCAATAGGCATTGGTTCTACATTAGAAGTTTCTTCTTGAGTTTCCGATGGGTTATCTAAAGGATCTATATCTTCGGCTTCATCTACAACTATACCACCATCATCTTGTGGTGAAGTATCTCCATCATCAACTGATGAAGCAGTATCTTCCCCATCAGCTGGTGGAGCAGTAACACTTATATCATCAACTTTATAACCACGAGCTCTTAATAAATCACTTTTACTTATTATCTCAACCTTACATTTAGCACCTTCTAAACTATTTGCTACTATATCGTCTCTATTACCTTCTGTTAGATTGTAATAAATTTTATGATTTAACCAATATTCTTTTGACTCGCGAAGTGGGTTACCATCATCTATATTATATTCTACTACATTAGGATTATAAGTAGCACAAATAAAATACCATTCATTTAAATCATCAGTTGGTATTGTAGGGTAAATTCTAAAAGATTTACCATACCTTGTAGCAGGATTCATATTTCCACCCACACCATTTTGATAATTATCTTGATTTAATGTATATCTTTTTGGATTACTTGATCCCCAATGATTATCCCTAACTACGCCATCACCAGCATCAAACACAACCAATCTTAATAACCTAACAATTTTATTATTATCAGTATCAGTTTTTATGTACGTTTCTAATCTAAATCCATGTGGATTTTCTGAAGAGTTTGGATTACCGAAATTAAAAAGAGTTCCACTTGATTGTTTATCTACAAATCTTACCCACATTGTTATTGTAAAACCATCTGATAAATAACTTGGTGTTCCATTTGCATTTAGCTTTTGAAATTCTAATAAATTATTATTTTGATTTCTGATGATGATTGCTTGATTTGGTTTTCTTATTTTAAGAAATCCATTTGATATGTTTTCATATTCAGGTCTTACATCAGATAAATCTTGAATAACATTATCAACATCACCAAGATAAGTGTTGAGTTTATTTCTCAATGATTGAAGAGTCTTACCACTATTATCTTCATTTGCTTGGTCATCTAATCTTGTTACAAAAGCATCTACTTGGTTTTCATGACTAACACGACTCTCTTCATCATCTTGATAATTATTAGGTTGTTCACCAGCACCATCGCCATCTACATCTGTAAAACTAGGGGATGGTCCTACTAGTTCATCAAAGTCTGAAAATAAATTATTTATCTGCTCTTGACGATTTGGTTGTGTTGGAAGAAGTTCAAATATATCAGTATCTAAAACTTCTCTAGCTTTTTCAGGATCTATTTTAGAACCTGTTTTTGTTTTTGTTAACTGACTTAGGTTTAAAATATCTGTAAAGGTATCTCCAACTTTACGAGCAACATTTACTTCATATGAAGTAGTCCCATCTGTAAATTTTATTTTATATTGAATAACTGGTTGTGGAGGCGTACCTTCTGCTGGTAATTCTTTTTGTATAATAGAAAACTTACCTTCTAATTCAGTAATATTATTATCAAAAATATACTGACATAGTTGTTCAAAAATATCACCTTCTATATCTTTTCTATTTTCTAATGTATTTCTATCTTTTTTATAAAATACAAGAGGCTCATCTTCTGTACGACCTGATTGTTTTATCCCATTACGGATAGTTGTTTGAAGAGAAAAAAGTTGTTCATCAGTTAGGGTATTAGATTCAAACCATAGCTTATAAAAAATATCACTTACTGCTTCACGAGTTTCTTGTATAGCAGCATAGGTTACTTTTCTAAATATTATTTCATCTGGTTTTAAAATATGTGATATACTACCAGCGTTATATAACCATTCATCACCATTCCATTTCCATTGTTCTTCTGGACTTAAAATATTAATTTCTGCACCAGTTGCTGCCCATGTTGTACCTGGTCCTGTCCATTCCCATTGTCCTTGTGGACTTAAAGTATTTGTCGCAAAATTACCCAAGGATGGATTAAATTCAGCAGGAGGATTAGTAGGTTTTGGTTCAGGTGGAACAGGTGCTGGTTTTTCTTCAGTTACACCCGCACCAATCATAATTTCACCATCTTGATGTATATGATAAGGACCTACATAAAGTTCTTCAGGATTTTCTACAAAGAAAAAACTATCTTCTGATGTAGCAGTTAAACCAACTTGAATAATAGGATTTACATATATTTCAATATCATCTTGGGTTGTGTCACCACCAGTAGTTCCGTAAGCCATGATTAAGTCCTTAGTATAAATTCAAAATCATTATCATATATTATTTCTTGACCATCATCGTGATTAACTTTTATTAAAATTTTATAAGCACGATTGGGTTCAAATGAATCTAAATCTTGTTTGAAATAATTAGAAGTTGTATCACAACTCATAGTTGTATAAGCACTAAACGGAACAACAGACTCATTTGTTGCCATATCAATAATAGAATAAGTACCCTTACCATGTGGTATAAAACTACCACTAACGGTTTGAACTGATGTTGTAAATGATTTTTGTATATATCTTTTACGAGCACCAAATCTAAATTTTATGGTTTCGTTTTCTTTATACGCTTCTCGTAAGTGTATTGGGTATAGGTAGTTCTCACTATTACCAGAAACATCCAAGGTGGTCAAGCTACCTGTGTTAGAACCAGTTGCTGGAAGATGGTCGTCCCACTTCAATTCTATCTTAGGAGAGTATATAGTGTTGGTCTGTCTTGAGAAAAATTTAAGGTCTTCAAAACTACCACTTGATGTTTCTCTACTGCCAGATATTCTTACCAACATACCATAGTTAAAATTTACACCACCAAACCATTTATTAGCAAGACTTGTGATATTCATATTGATATCAGGAGATTGTGCTGAAAAGGATTGAGATACTTCATCACCAGCAATATAAGTTCCACCAGGAGTTGTCCAACTTATCTCCGAGCCGTTTTGATTTTTTCTATATAACCAACTACAACCATCAACTGTTTTTGGAACATCACCTTCCTTACCAACACCCTCATTCCACTCTTGACTTAATGGATAAGCAGCAATTGTATATTCTTCACTTAATCCACTTGTTCCTTCTGTTTCATAAAGTCTAAGATTTAACTGATAGTCATTTGGTAAAACAGATGAGCTAATGTAATTTTCTATTTCATCAGCATCAAACTGAAGGAGAACTCTTGTTTGATAAGAAAATGTTCTATCTGCAAATACTTTTTTTAATTCAAGTATCTCATCTTGTCCGGTGTTCTTATCCTTAAAGTCTTCACCTGTAATTGAGTTTGAACCACTATTAATAAAAGTATCCTTGGTTGTAAAAAAATATCTATGCATTATATTACCTTCCCATAAATGTCTTGGTTTGGATTTCGTAATTCAAATACAGCAGGTGAAACAGATGGTTTGTAAATACCATCTTCAAGAGAACTATGAAAATCATATTGAAATCCATAATTAGAATCATCCCCTATAACCTCACCATCCCCTCTATAATAATATAATTTTCTGCCACTAGCATATTCATTATTTCCATCTTGAAATAATGTTAATTCTTTTATCCCAATCACACCACTTAATCCTAATATATTATATTGTAAATCATTTATATTAATTGATTGTCTAAACTGCATTTTCTCTACTTTAAAAAAGTCTTTTATTACTTGAATTACATTTAATTTAATTTCCGTTGGATTTAATCGTCTATCACCATTTACTTTAAAATTAACACCAAAATTTATTAAATAACCAGAGAATAAAACTTCTTTTAAATTAAATCCAAAATCAACTTGATCATTTATCATCCTAAAATGATTAAGATAAGTAGCTATATTCTGTAAAACAAGTTGTGGTGTTTGAACTAATTGTTTATTTTGATTATAAGAAATAGTAGAAACCAAAAGAGTTCCACCATCTAATCTCTCTACATAAGCTTTAGCAATACTACCAAACTTTGTTGGAATACTTTGTATTCTTGCTGTATAATCTTCTTTGGTTACACAACGGAGTTGAGTAGCAAAAAACGCACTAGCATTATTTTTAATCTCATCTACGGTTTGACCATCTGTCCCACCGACACTAGACTCATCGTTTGTTACAGATATAGTTACACCATCAGGAGCATTATTTATATTGGTAAGTTCTCCAGCTTGAACATTTGATGTAGCACCACCACCTACTCTATAAGTAAAAGTCATTATAGTATTTGCTGGAGTTTCACCTAAGTTTAAATTATTTCCAATAGTAGAACCTATAGCACCAGGTATATCAGCAATATTATTTCCATTTATTGTTACACCAGCTTGTTCTACAGGATCAACATTTGAACCTGAATTACTAAATCTAAATAATCCATTACCAAAACAAACTTTATATGTCTGTGTATCTTCATCGAACTTTGTTATAAATTTTTTGTTTGTTTTAATGTATTCAGCAACATATGGAACAGGCACCGATGATAAAACAGTTGTAGCATTACCTTGGTCATAAGCACTATCTCTAGTTGTATCATCACTATAATGAGTTTCTTTTAAAACTTTTTCTTGTGCTAGGTAATCAACCTCATACCATGTAAGCCTGGATGAGTCTGTACAACTTAATATCTCAACTACATTATCATCTCCTAAATCTAATTCTAAAAATTTAGTTGGACTTGTTATAGTAAATGATTTTGATTTTGTTTTTCCTGATATAGCTCTTACATATCTAGTAAGAGTATAAGATTCCGCTTCCCCATTACTATCTAATGTTGGAGCACTTATAGCGGGATCACCAGAACCACTTGATGTAAAATCTATTTCTCCTGTTGTTTCAAAAAGTATTTGAGAATCTATACTAGAAGCAATTTGTAGCCCACTATCTATTGAAGATGGAGCTTGACCATAATTAGGTGTACCATCTGAATTTGCATCTATGGTTGTTGTTACTTTTAAACGAACAACCGATGGAGTTTTGTTAGGAACTTTATATCCTAGAAATTCAGAAAGTCTTCTTACGTTTCTTTTTTCAGTTGCAGTTGCTAATAAGTTTTCTTTATAATTGTAATCAATATAATAAGAAAGAACATCACCAACGTAACTTGATAATTCTATTAACATCATACCAGGTGATGTTTCATTAAAATCTTTGTATGTATCAGGAAAATAAGACTTGGTATACTCAATCAAGTCAGCTTTGATTGTACTGAAATCTTTGCTTGTGTAATTTACATTCGTTTCTATTAGTTTTTGTTTATCGGTATATGCCATTAGTAAGCTCCATCGCCTGTTGCTGATGAGGTTTCATCACCTACACCATCAAATGTAACTTGAACACTTTCTAAACTATTAGGTGTTCTATTTATATTAAATTCTATATTTATAGTCACTTGATTTATATCATCTCTTCGGTTGACTTCAATGTTTCTTAAATCAACAAATGGCAACCATCTCTGAAAAACATCTACTATGTTATTTTCAATTTGAATTGAAAGGTCTTCGGTCATCTGTTCAAATAGAAGTTGTTTTAAATTCATACCTAAACTAGGTTGGAATAATCTTTCACCTTGATTGGTTTGTAGTAAAAGTCTTATGTTAGTTTTTACAGCCTCAATAGTAGTTTTAGTTGTTGCAAAATACCCATCTCCACCAGCAACCCTAGCAATTGGAAAGTCTATTCCAACTGATACTCTACTATCTTGGTCTTCTACAAATCTATCTTTTCTATTATCTAGTATTGGCATATTATACCTCTACGACTCTTTTTAATTGAACTTTACTTTGCATTGATTCTACCTTACCACCACCCATTGGATTATCAACACCTTGACCTTGATCATCAATCTTAACGGTAATCATAGGTATCGTACCAGGTCCAACCGGTGTAACGGCAGGAACAGCACCTTGACTTGCATTTAATTTAGTTATAGTAAATGTTTGAGCTTGAACCCAATTTATTATAGCTTTAGATAAATCTTCTGCTAACTCATCAACTTTCTTTTGACCATCGGATGTAGCATTAACATTATCTTCACCAAGGTTTTTTACAAAGGCAGCATATATGTCGGATTTAAGCCCCATTTCTAAACTTTTCCTTTTCTTCTACTTTCTTCATTACACCTGAATAATCCTTGGTAAAAGCATTAGCCAAATGTTCAGGTAAGTTTTGAGCATCATCAACTACTGATTTTGTTTCTGCTTCTTTATTTATATTCTTCCATTCACCTGAGTGAGCAGTTTCTTTTAAGATGTCATTTAAGATAGAATCCTTAGTCATTGGAACTTTCGTGTTAGATACTGGATTATTACCAGTAGTAGATGCGGTAGGTTGTGGCGCTCTATCTTCAACTATACTATTAGTTTTACTACTAACTAGCGCTTCATCTAACTTTTTCTCCAGTACCGAAAATTTATAATCTAATTCTTCTCTTATAACTTCTCTTATTAACTTCTTAAATATATTAACCTTCATTATTACTCCTGTTGTTTTGTTCTATGTAATGATGATGACTCAGAAAATTAGGACCATCTTTACCATAATTTATATTT